ACACTCCCGGCAGCTCCTCTTCGGTGGGGTACCAGCATTTGACAGGCAGATCCTGCCACAGAATTTCATTGATCCTCCGCTGCAGATCCGGCAATTCCTCCTGCGGGATGATCCCGTCAAAATCCACCGTCACCGTATCTGCACCAATGTGGAAGCCTACATTATGGTAGCCAAACCTTTTGTAGACCAGTCCCGAGAGGATATGCTCACCGGTGTGCTGCTGCATCAGATCGAATCTTCTGTCCCAGTCGATTTTTCCGACAACCTGTTCTCCAGCCGGAAGCGCCCTGTCACACAGATGAAAGATCCTACCCTCCCGTTCCTGCACATCCAGTACCCGGGTATCGTTCAAATAACCCAGATCGCAGGCCTGACCGCCGCCCTCCGGATAGAAAGCGGTGGCATCCAGTTCAATTTCAAAGCCGCCCGGCACCTGTCGGCAGGATACTACCCGGGCCTCAAACTCCCGCAAATGGCAGTCGGCGTAATATAGCTTTTTTACATGCATTCCGGCAAACCTCCCAAGGGTTTTTCAATATTGTATCACAGATGCAGGGAACTTGTCGAGGAGTTTTCCGGACTTTGACACTGCTTTCGTGTTTTTTCTAAAGAAATACCCGATAGAATGAATTTCACCAGAAACCAAGGAGGAAATGCCATGCAGTGTCAAAAATTAAAAACCTATATGGAGACCGGGCGGGTGGTGTTCCTGCCGATCAGCGCCATTCGCCCCAACCCGGCTCAACCCCGACAGGTGTTTCGGGAGAACGCTTTGGACGAATTAGCGCAGAGTATTCGCGCCCACGGCATTCTGCAGCCCCTGTCCGTCCGCAGAACCGGCAACGGTTATGAGCTGATCGCAGGCGAACGCCGTCTGCGGGCAGCCACATTGGCAGGACTGACGGAGGTGCCCTGTATTTTAATGACTATGGACGAAAAGGAGTCCGGAACAGCGGCCCTTGTGGAAAATCTCCAGCGGCAGGATCTGGACTTCATTGAAGAGGCCCGGGGCATCTCCGCGCTGATGAACACTATGAATTTGTCTCAGGAACAGGCCGCCCGCCTGTTAGGAAAAAGTCAGAGCGGCATTGCCAATAAACTGCGCCTTTTGCGTCATTCTCCCCAGGTTTTGTCAGCCATTCGTGCGGAAAATCTCACAGAGCGCCACGCCCGTGCTCTTTTGAAGCTGAACACCGAGGGTGCCAAACTGGAAGCTATCCGTATGATCGCCAAGCTGGAAATGAGTGTGGCCCGGGCAGAACGGTACATAGAAACCCTGTTGTCGGAAGCCAATCAGCAACCGTTGAAGCCCAATGTGGGCGCCTTTCTCAACGGATTAAACCAGTCCCTCGCCCGGATCCAGTCATCGGGGATCCCCGCCATCTCTGAACGACGGGAAACGGACAGCCAAATCGTGCTGACCATCACCATCCCCAAATCCCAATAATATTTCTTAAGAACCCGTAGGGCAAGAGCTTGCTCCCGCCGCCCATAGCCCCAAGCCTTATCGTTAGGTTTCCGGCGTGCTACTGCTCCACCCTTAAGAGTTCTCCTATGCAAAAATCGCCCCTCTTCGGTATGTCCGAAGAGGGGCGATCCTTACTTTTTATACTTTTTCAGTTTTTCCAAAGCGTCCTTAAATTTGTCAAAGCCGAACATGGCCGCATAAGCCACAAAAATGCCGAACACAAAGGCCGCTGCCACACAGTACCACTGTACCGGGATGTTTTTGTAGGCAGTCCAACCGAAAAATGCTCCTATGGTCAGCAATACGGACACCCCGATTGCAACATAGCTGGTTGGCACCTTGGGAAATGCCTTTTTCACGACCTCCACAATGATGTTCACACCGAACACCAGAAGGGCCAGTATGAATACGCCTGTAGAGGCATACTGCAAGATCACTGAATAGTCCACGGGAATTCCTCCTTATCCTGTTGTTCCAGGAGCGCCTCATATTCTTCCTCGGAGATCTCCTGCCAGTTTTCCGGGCTATCGCCCGCGCCAAGATAAATTTCCGTGCCGTACTCCCGGCCGTTGGTCAGCACCTTGCCGCTATCAGCGGTGAGCTTTCTCAATTCAATCGTTTCCTGTTTCATACGTATCACCTCATACCAAAGATATTGTCCAGTTGGGTTTCGTGGCAACAAGGGCTGTCCACCGGTCTGCGGAAGTGCTGCCGAATGCGTTGGTTACGGCTGTTGCGGAAAGGGTGACCGTCAAGCCGTTTGTTGTTGCAGACAGAGCGCCTATAATACTTACAATGCTGTCCTTCGACAGATCTACAGACCATTGGACATTAAAGCCGGTTTTTCCGATGATGCCATCAACTGTAAGGTTTTTCAGGTTTTTACAATTTTTGAATATGGTGTTGTCAAACTGCACATTTGCCCTTACGCTCAGCTTGTCGATGGTTTCAATGGCAGAGTCAGCAAATAATGAACCTGCATAACCGGCATAGACACACTGACGCATATCGATCGTGCCTACTCTTACGACTTTGCTATTCTGAAAGGTTTGAATAAGTGCTATCTTTGAGGTATCCAGGACGAGCCCTCTGTCGTCCAGGATCTTTTGAAGGTCCGTTATTCCGGTTTTGTAAAACATACGATTACCACCCATTGCATTGGTTGGGGTAATATCGTATCTCGGAGCAAATGTCTCGTCAGTCCACCCATATCCCGCAAAAGCATTTTCATAGTTAGCTCTGTTTCCGTTCTCTTGGTAAGCGTCCCAAAAGCGGTCATTGCCCACCTCTACCGGAAGGATCTCCGAGCCCAGTTCCATAGGGATCGCGGCTTGCTCCGCCAGCTTCATCTCAACCATCGTCTTCCCCCCACAGGGTCTCCTCCACCGGGAAACTAAAGATCTTCACCGCAGGGATCTCCCCTGCATGATAAACTACCCGGGGATCGCAGTACGCCTGACAGCCGCCTGTAAACAGTGCCGTTTCTTCCTTGGAAAACGGGATACAGAACACGCCGTTTTCTTCCGTTACCTCCCCGGGAAACCGCTTGATCAGAATTTTCCGGGCATCCTCCCGGGGCGAATGCTTAAATAAAAAATCCACCGTTGCCACCAGTGTCATATCCAAATTATGGCTCACCTGCAACGTAGGGGTTGTCTTTCTCTTCATTTATCCTCCTAACCCAAGTCTTGTAAACACAAAGGATAGCACCGCCGCGCAGACCGCCCAAATCATTTTATCCACCAGACCGTCCATACGTTTGCCGGGCTTTTGCTCCAATGCGGTTACCTTGGTATCCAGTTTTTCCACGGATTCTGCCACCTGCTCCTGACGGCTGGCCATAACCTCCATAGAAGTGGCCAGCCGATTTAGGAGTGCTGTGGACTTTTCCAGCTTATCCAGCCTGTGTCCGCAGGCCTTGCAGGACTGCTCCACCGCTGTCAGCCGCTTCTCATGTTCCAGATCCACTTACGCTCCTCCCGTCATACCCAACAGCACCTGCCAGGTAATATTTCTTGCGGTGATTTCTCCGTCGGCGTACTTGGTCTTATCCCTTTGCAGCGCCAGCACCGCCTGTGTAAACAAAGGTCCGGCAATGCCGTCAGCTTCTCCTACCACTGTATAACCCATAGCATAAAGCCGCTTCTGAATCGCCTTGACTACCGGATGTGTCCGGTTTTTGGAAGCACTGACCGTAACGGTTTTTCCCAGTGTCTCCGGCCCGGCAATGCCGTCCACCTCTGCCCCAATGGCCGCCTGCACTTCCCGGATGAACTGCTCCAGCGTGTACTGTCTGACCAACCTGGCATTGACCTGCCGGACGATTTCCGGGAACTTGCTCTGCAAATAAGGTCCGGGGCAGGCAGTAGCCGCAAACATATTGTGCCGGGTCAGATTTCCCCTGGCATCGCCTGTATAGTTCAGTGCCGCAATGCCGTTTCTGCGGCAAATATCCACACATAAATCAATCAGCTTTGCCAAAGCGGTATCCGACACATGCCAATCGGGAGCACCCCCGTCATTTGCCACCTCAATGGTCACCGCCCGCAGATCGTTTTCCCGGTTGGAGCTGGTCCATGCACGGCGTTCTTCCTCTACATAAAGACCCACCCTGCCGTCACTGCCGATGCCGTAGTTGGCGCTGGCCTGTGCTGAGGGTCGGTAAAAGATCTCCCCGCATTGCTCCACCGTCAGATTTCCCGCCATATGATGAATGGTGATCTTGTCGATTTTCCGAGTCCTATCGCTGCTGTTGGGAGAGATCTTCGTAAAATTAACCAATTTACTGTTTCCCATAATGCCTCCTTATTTCCACCTTCCGACAATCTGTAAATTGAACACGACAGAGTAACTGCCGGCATAACTGTATACATACTCCAAAATAAAGCTGTCCGCAGAATGCCTGACATTACCGGCTTCGTCGCAATCCGATACTTCGGTAACCAGCTTGCCGTTGCGGGCTTTGGAAATCTGTACGCTATAGCCTGTGTTGGCAAAAGCAAAGGGCAGTTCCACCGTGGCGGTATTGGCACCGTCAAGCTTTGTGGGTGTGCAGACAATACCACCCCAGCATTCGGCCACACCGCTGTTCCACTTCCGGTAGGTCCAGTTTCCGGACACGCCCTGTTCCACAATAAAATCCGCCACCGGCAGGCCGCCCAGCTTCAGCAAGCCGTTGATATTGAAATCTTCCTGACCCCAATCGAACACCGGGATCGCCCTGGCAGTATATTCTGCCGTTTCCCTGACGTCCAGCAGATCCACTGCCCTAGCCTGAAATACATATGCCTTTTGGTTATCAAGACCGGTGATCTGTCCGGCGGCTGTGTAGCTGTCGCCGGTTTGCTGCAGTGTCATTTGCGTCCATTGACCAAAAACGCCGTCCGCTTCCCGATACCGAAAATATACCGAAAGCGTGTTTTCAGCCGTACCAAAAGATCCCATGAAGCAATTTCCAAAGGCAGACACCTCCATATTACCGGCCCCATCCGGTCGTGTGGGCGCCAGATTGCAGGTCAAAGGGATATAGGGGATCACCGGCAGTTCCAAGGGTAATCTTGCCGTATTTCCGAAGCTGTCCTCTGCAGTAAAGACAAAGCTGCCGCTTTCTGCCTTTTCAAACACACCCATTTCACCGGAAAGACTCTCACTTCCGCAGGAAGCCAGGCAGCTTACAATGTCCGCCCCATCATAAGCCTCCGCCGTCAACGTATAGGCCGCGTTGCTGAAATACCGCACCAGCTTACCCTTATCTCCGGTCAGTGCCACTGTTACCGGGTTGCCGTCCTCCACTGTGGCAACCAACGCAGGCGGATTTCTGAGGATCCTGCTAAGCGCCACGCTGCCCTCGGCGCTTGCGTTGCCGCAGGTGTAGCTCATTCCCGCCCGGTCGGTGACCGAAAAGCCAAAGGTCAGGGTCTTTGTGCCGTCCGCATCATGGGGCACCGTGAGGTTTTCACTTTTTAAGATCACGGTAGAATAGCCGTCATAATCCGGGATCGTCCCGGTAAACACCACGCCGTTGACCGTGACGGTATAGGAAATACTGTTTCCCCAGTACCTCCAATCGTAGCTCTTTACCACCGGAGCGAGGGTAAATTGGAAGTTCACCGCAGAAGTATTGTCCTCTTTTTCTGTGCCTGTCTGCGTGACCGTTAACGTAAATTTATGATGGCCTCTCGCACCGTTTGCATAAATACTGGCCATAATTACCCTCCAATCCAAAAGCAGCCTGTTCTGCCGCCGTAATCTTCAAACCGGCAGTTTTGACCCACCGCCAAATAGTTCCGCACGATCACATCCGCCGCCTCTACGCCCCGGTTGTTGGCCTGCAGGATCACCTGTCCGTTCCGCTGCACATACATGCCGGTGTTATCCAGCCGGTTTTCCATTTCCTCACCGGACTTGCATATTTTTAAGCCCTGATCGTCGAAGGTGTACCCGGTTTTGGTCTGTACCCGGTCAACACCGTCATTTTGAACCTTCTGCACAAAAACAGTGATATCCTCTGCCGATTGCTGCACCTGCGTTACCGCTTGCTGCAGATTTCCTGTGGCTTCCAGCTGTCCGGATACGGTGGTTTGAATGCCCTCCACATTCATTTCCAGAGATGCGATCTTTCCTGCCGCGTCCTTGTTCTCCACAGACAGGCCTTCCACGTCCATCTGTAATTCCAGCACCTTCCCGGATAATGCCGCATACTTTGCTTCGTTCACGGCCGTGGCGGAATCCCGCCGGGGACTGCCGGTACATTCCAGGGTATCCAGTTGTCCGGCCTGCACCTTGGACATCACATATACCCTGTGACTTTTCCCGTACCGATCCTGTACCGTAATAATATCTCCGGCATCACAAAGCCCCGCGGGCACTGTGATCTTGCAGGGGGTGTAGCTTACCCCCTGCAGCCGTTCAAACACCTTACGGGCCACTGTCTGTAATTCTTCCGCAGAGCACCCCGCCAGCAGATAGTTGCCGGAAACAGTGTAGGTATTTCCATCCGAAACATCCGCAGGATATACCGCCCCCACATCACTGTCCGTCAGCCGGATCTGTACCTTTTCGATCTGTGCCGTCCGATACTCCGCAAGGCTCACGCCCTCCAGATAATAAAACTGCTCTCCGCCGGGCATCAAAACCAACGGTTTTGGTGTATACCAGGCAAATTCTATGCCGCCATCCGCATTAGCCCGGCAAAACAGGCCTTCCGCCTCACCGATCCACTGCATGATCTGCCGTCCGGTAATACCCTGCCCGGAAAATGCCTGCACAGCCAGATCTCCGAGAGACACCGGACCTGCCGCCAGAGGGACACCGCACGCCTCGCAGACCATCAGCGCCAGATCGCTGAAAGAATAGGGCCATCCCGTCAGACCGTTCAGCCACTCGGTCAGATCCTTATCCAAAAGGCTCACTGTGTCGTAGGCGGTAATCTTAACGCAATGGGCGCTGACTCTGACCGGCTTTTCCGCAATAAAAATACCTACGGGATATACTATGCCGGCATCATCTGTTTTGGAGACCGCCAGCTGCTGTCCGGCAGAAAGCTTCAGTTCCCCTGCCGGGTCCAGCAGTGTCAATTCCAACATAGCGGAGCATACCGAGCCTAAAGTCAGTTCTTCCCTGCTGTTGACACATTGGGTCAGCCTGGCTTCCCGAATGGCAAGCCCCTCCGTGCCACCGGAGGAAACACACCTGCCATCGGGCAGGTATACGTTTGTCTTGACCACCCCGTCACCTCCTAACAGGAAATGATCTTGAAGCCGTAGTTGCTCCAAAGACCCGTAGCCGCATTTTTCCAGCTAAGAGAATACTTACTGCGATAACAGGTGGTTGTTTCCCGTGTGCCGCTGTTCTGCCTGCCGGGGTGCCCAAAAGAAAACGTGGCGGTATTGGGAAACAGGCTTTCCATATACTGCTTTTCCTCCTCCGTCAGATGGCTGTAGGAAAAGCTCCAGCTGGGCACCTTATACCGCACCACGAACCGCCGCATGACACCGCTCTCATCCCGGCCGGAATCGGAGGTGTCTATGTCCTCGTAACTGACCGCGACCTCCTCGTCCGGCACCAGCATAGGCTTGCCATTGACGGTAAATAACTCACTTTTTGCTCTCACGCTCATCCTCCTCTCACCACAGCCATTTTCCGGTTGTACCGGCTTACTGCCTGACCGATCACATCGTCACCGATGGAAATCCCCAAAACCGCCTGCAAAATTTCTCTTTGCACACCGATACTGGCCTCAAATCCGGCAACCAACGCCGCAGTCTGATCCCCCATTACCGCAGCCACGGCCTCCTGAATGGTGGCAAGGGGTGCTTCCACGTTGGTGCCGTGTCTTTGATCACCCACCACCGCCATAAAGGGCTTGTTGGCAGGCAGTACCGCGCCCTTTGCCAAATAAGGGATCTGCGGCACACTGACAGTTTTTAAGTTAAAACCGAAGGATTTTCCACCCACCGTCGGCACCCACTTGGGGATCTCAAACCGCAGGGCGTTAAGGGCTGTCCCACTGC